ATTTATAAAATTGTAAAAAATTTAATTGTAAAGTTTTGTTAGATAAATATCATAAGATGCGCTAATTAATTTAAAAAGGAATGGTTTAATGAAAAAAATAATTATCGCGTCAGTAGTGGCATTTTTTGCATTTTCTTTAAGTGGGTGCGCAACAATCGTTGGAGATAAAACTCAACTAGTGCAAATCGATAGTAATCCTTCTGGTGCTGATTTTTCCATAAAAGATGAGCAAGGCAGGATTGTTTCGCAAGGGAAAACTCCACAAGGTGTCACTTTAGAAAAGTCAACAGGTAGTTATTTTGGTAAGAAACAGTATGAAGTTACTATTTCAAAAGATGGGGCTTCACCAGTCACCTTGCCTTTAAAGTCAAGCGCTAATGGTTGGTACATTGGTGGTAACTTGTTACTTGGAGGATTGATTGGTTGGTTTATTGTAGACCCATTCAATGGCGGAATGTACACATTACACCCAGAGAAGGTTGAAGCGACCTTAAAATAAATTCATATAAATTGACTTACAAACCCGCTTCGGTGGGTTTTTTATTGCCTGAATATCTCAAATTATTGATATTGTTTGATTGTTCTAAATTGAAATGACCGAACTACAAAATAATTGTAGGTAACTACAATTATTTTGTAGTTCAAATATTGAGCGACTCCTAAAGAGTTTTACAAAAAAGTTGTAAAACTTATCTTGTGTAATTTATTGATATAGTTTGATTATAGCGAATCGCGAGAATTGATAGCCCATCCTTGGGCGTTACTACTATTGTTATGCAATTAACGGAGTGTTTAAAATATCTCCGCTTTTCTCACCTTGCATAACTTGGGTGCGTAGACGGAAGTTTTGCAGTAACTCAATAAGCGCATTAGAGTCACGTTGTAATTTTTGAATGTATTCAACACTGACAACGTTATGACCATCAACGCTAACTACTTGTTGCTTTCCATCTTTATAAGAAACTAACCATCTTCCTTCTTTTGGTATGGTTACGGTGATTGAGTTTTGATTTGGTTCAAAAAGTATATTTTCTTCCTGTTTAGGAATGTATTCACCCTCAAGAACGAACTTGTGAATATACTCAACCGCATCGGGTATCTGATCTGCTGTTAGCTCTTCAATGCTACTAACATTAAATTTCTGGTGAACAAGAGAATAAGCTTCTGGATACATAATGCCTTTCTTGCTAACCAATAGATTAACAGCATTCTTTAATGGGTTGCGTTCTTGAACAGTTGATTTGTGTTTTTTCTTAACTTCACCAGTAGTCCAATATTCATAAAGTACGTCGTCACACTCTTCTTGATACTTGATTACTTTATCGCGGATCTCTGGTTTGACTTTGTTAGGGCTGATAGTGTGAAGCCAGCCTGCAAGTTTACGGAGAGCTAGGCAAAGCATTGATTGCTCACCGCCTTTTGAAGGTATCACGATTTCCGTGATCCCTTTACTAAACCTTTGTTTTAGCTTTTCAAATTGAGATTGCCAAGTTAACCCCATGCCTTCAACTATTGGCTTCATTGGTACATATGGTTCGCCGTTGAAATTTACTACATACAGGTTGTTACCGTGGAAAGGTACGTTAATTGTTGATACACTAGTCATGTCGGTTACTCCGTAGTTTCTGACAAATTAGAAGCCCTAGCTACCGCAAATAGTTGGGGCTTCGCTGTTTTAGTTGACACGTTTTTCTCTTTCTTTCACATACCAAGCTATCGCTTGATTAACTATTGAGTTTTGCGAAATACCATCTTTCGCTGAGAGTTCTACCACTTTACTTTTTAACACCTCTGTTAATCTGAGTTGAAATTTTCCTGTTTTTTTATTGGTATTCATATCTTCATCCTTTTATGTGTCTATGTGACATCACAAAGATATCAATGTGAATCTATATAGTCAACGAATAATTGACTATATTGTGATATCACAATGACTTTACTGGTGGTTGTATGTCACAAAAAAATACGAGAATAAGAGATATAACGCCTTATAGCCTTAGAATGCCTGATACTCTGAAAGAAAAGTTAATGCAAAGGGCAAGTAAGAACGGGCGATCTCTTAATGCTGAAATGGTTATGATTCTTCAGTCTGCAGTGGATGAGGATAGCACCCCTAAAAACTTAAACGAGTTGTCACAGCTTGATCCTGAAAAGTTCAAAGAACTGTTCATGGAAACTATCAAGAAGATGAATGAGGGTAAATAATGACTCTTAATGAGCGTGTTGAATTGGTAGGAAAAATAGCGCATACAATAGCTATTATGATGTGTGAGATTAAGTTAAATCAATCTATGAATGTATATGCTCTCAATATTCATGCTGAAGATTATTACTGTGATATTTTCAATTTTCTTTATGAAGGAAAAAACTTTAAGAATGCCAATACTGCAGGTTCAAACCAAGAGTATATTGACTTAATCGATGAAAATTCAAAACATGTCATTCAAGTAACGACAACAACAAGCAAAAAAAAGATAGGTAATACATTAAAGTTATTTTCTGAAGGATGTGAAAAATATTCTGGATATACATTCGATGTATTCTATTTACTTAATAAGCCCAAAAACTTAAAGAAGAAAACCATAGAAGAATACAGCAAAAATAATGGTATTGCAGATATAAGAGAACATTTAAAGGACTTTACTGACCTTATTAATGATATTAAGTCATTATCTGATTTACGTCTAATTGAGGTTTTTAATCGTTTTTTTAAACAACTAAGCGATAAGTATACAGATATAATATCGTTGCAGATAGTATTTGAATTACTAGCAAAGAATAATCGCTCAAAAGAGCGTGACTATAGTGTAGATTTCCGCAATAAAGAGCTGGATGAAAAAATAAAGCTAAACAATTTGAACTTCAGGGTGTCGTGCGAGTTACATAATGGTAGCGAGGCATCACTGCCAATTTATGAAAATATAAACGATGAAGTCTTGACGGAGATAAAGGACTTGGTAGTTAATTGTTTCTATGCTGAAGCTCTGAAAAGTAGCTTGTTATCTTGTGGCGCAAAACATAGGGATATAGCAAAGAAAAGCATTAGTGAGTTACACGACTTAACAATAAAAAAATATAAAATAGATTACTCCAAAGTATTAGGAGACTTATGTCACAGGATAGAAGACAAAACATTCAAAGCTAGCTATCAAGAAACATCAATGGCTTGGGTTGTTATTTCTTACTTTTTTGAAGAGTGCGATATAGGAATTAAATAGTGATATTACCGACAAAATTAATTGCTCCAGTCAGCTCCTTGTATTGCATCTCAGCATATGTATTAGATGCAATAAGGTGCAATGAATGCGTTGGCTTTGATGAAATACTCGATATCGTTAATACCACTTACCCTGAACCTATAAAGGCTGACAAGCTACAACTTTGTCTGGATTTTTTATTTATAATTGGTCAATTGGATTTCGATGATGAAGCTTTTAAAATTATATTCAAGTAACCCCAAATTTAAAACTATTACCTTTAATAGTGGTATGAATATTGTTGTAGGCCTACAGGCTAGCAAGTCATCTACAGATAGCTCCAATGGTATAGGTAAAAGTAGCTCATTAAATTTAGTACATCTAATGCTCGGTGGAAAACTAGACAAAAAAAATGCCAGTGATATTAAATTAAAGTCATTTTTATCAGACTATGGTGATTTCTATTTAGACATGCTAGTTGGTTCTACAGAGTACACTATCAAATTAAATTTTGAAGATGGAATATATTATCTTAATGAGGCAAAAATAGGAAAATCAGAAACATTTGGTAAATATCTTTCTGAGAAGGTTTTTATTAACCTGAATGGGGAAGTGACTTTTAGACAAGTTTTTAATTGTTTTGCTAGAAGATTTCTTCCAGAAAGAAATTACTATAATGGCACCTTAATGCAACAAGGGCAGCCAATTAACGATTTTTATCAGAGAATGGTTAACCTTTATTTGTTGGGTATAGATTTATCTCTCCCTTACGCTTACAAAAAGACGGCTAGCAAAATAGATGATTTAACAAAAACCAGTAATTCTCTTGAAAAAGCCAATGTGTTAGAAGATGAGTCTGAGTTATTGGATTTAAAGGATAAGTTAGAACTATTATTGAAAGATAAAGATAACTTCATCATAGCAAGTAATTACGATGCGTTAAAATTAGAAGCTGACGAGCTAACTGATGAAATTAACAAGATCAGAAATAAAGTATTTTCTCAATTACGCGAACTGAGAAACAAAAGAAGAATATTAAATTCCTCTAAAGATGTTGTAAAAGTGGACTTTAAAAAGGTTGAGCAAATTTTTAATGAAGCTAAATTTCATTTCTCTGACAAGATACAGAAACGGTTAGAAGATGCTACGGAATTCCATATAAAAATTCAGGAGAGTAGAAGGGATAGGATAGAAAAAAGTATAAATGAAATAAATTTAGAGAGCATTCAGTTAAAAGATTCTTTGTGTAAACTAGAAAACAAAAGAGACAACTTACTCAGCGGGCTTAGCTCTATGGGAGCTCTGGATGAATATAATTCTATTATTGATAGAATTAGAGCTCTAGAGTCAGAGATTGCAGAAATATCCAGCCATAAACAGACTTTAGCTAAAGTTAGAAAAAATAAAGCCATCTTAGAAAAACAGAGGGCTGAAATTAGTGTTGATGCAATGGAATACATTGAAGGGAAACAAGAGCATCTTGATAGTATTCAGTCTAAATTTAGAGCATTAGTTAGACGGTTCTACACACATCAGGGGGGATCAATTCGAATAACTAAAAATGAGGGTGTTGCAAAGTACCTTTACGATATAACTATACATATTCAGAAAGATTCATCTCAAGGTGTAGGTGAAGTCAAAATATTTTGTTATGACATATTGCTATATCAATTAAATATGAATTTGCTAGGTTTTCTTGCTCATGATAGTGCTCTATTTTCTGGAATAGATATTAGGCAGATAAAAACAATGTTCAAAATATCTCTTGAAATGTGTGAAGAAAGCGGGCTTCAGTATTTTGTAAATCTTAATAAAGATATCTATGATGAGATAACATCAAGCAAGAAAGACGATATTTTAAGTGACAAAGATAAAGATGAATTAAAGAAAGGTACAGTGCTAAGGTTATTTGATGACAAACCAGAGAACACTTTATTTGGAGAGTATTTTGGTTGATTATAACCTGCTTCGGCAGGTTTTTGTTTGCTTCAATTTGCACCACAAACAGCTAAACTAATAACAAATTAACTAACGAGGATGGTGTTGTGAGGAAGGTAACATTAACAGTATCTTTGCTAATATTATTTATGCCTTCAGCTAAGGCAATAGTGGTTGAAAAAAGTGAAGTGTCATGGATGGATGATATCCCTGAAGTAAGAGCGTTGGGATGTAAAGAATTTACAAAATTAACATACTCAAAAATAAAGCCTAGAGAAGTAATTATTAGTGAATCTATATTTTCTACTCATAAATTAATGCCAAACAGTTATTTGGAGTGCAGTATATGGAAAAATAGAGATGATACTGCATACGTGATTAAACCAAAGGAACATTTTAATATAGAAGGACATAACATAGGTGTGTATCATGAGGATGGTTCTGGAAGAATTGATGGCAGTAATGGACTATGGTCTTTTGGGTGTAAAAGCGACGCGATGACAGATGAGTATTATTGTTATTTGTCGGCCAATAATATAACCGTGACAAAAGATACTGATGGGTATCAAGTGTATGTTGGTAATGGGGTATTAAAATCATCAAGATCGCTAATTAGATTTGATAAAGATAAGCCAATCGAATCCGAATTAGGTGGGATATATTATGGAGAAAAGGCTACAGATATAATTAAAAGGCTTAATCATAACCCAAAAGTAACAATAAGGTATTATCCATACAGGAATAATAAATCAGTAGATGAAATCATAAATATTAATAACTTTAATATAGCTAAAAGCGTGCTTGATAAAATATATGATTCACACAAATAAAGATTTCATATTTTGTGCATAAGACCCTGTCATTTTGACAGGGTTTTCTTTTTTTAGGAGACTTAAAATGTCAGAACAAAAAGTTGGCGGTATTGTTTACCAAGTATCAATGGATATAAAGCCTTTATTACAAGGTGAAAAGGAAGTAAGCAAATCCCTAGAGGAGATGAATAACTCAACAAAAAAAACCACAGAAGCGCTTAATAAGCTAGATAGAACGGCCGCTAATGTTGGTTCCTCTTTAAAAATGCCAGAGATAAACAAGCTATCCAGAAAAATGTCTGAGTTAGCTGGCAGTATTGGCGCTCAGTCAGCAAAAACAGAGAAAGCGACTCAGGTGAACAATAGATTTGCTGGCGTCTTAAGTACCGTATCAGGAACATTTGGCGCTGGCTATGTTAGCAATGTTGGTAGCGCAACAAGTCAACTTGTTCAGCACACAAAAGCCGCGATCCTAGCCACTCAAGCAGAATTAGAACACGCTAAATCAGCGCAAAAAGAAGCAGAAGCACTTCAAGCCGCGGCATCTCAGCAAGTATTAAATGCAAAAGCAGCAAAAGAGGAAGCTCAAAGCAAGTTAGCCTCAGTTAGTGCTGAAAAAAGCACTATTACTGAAATAGAGCGCTCTACAGATGCAAAAATGAAGGATCTGGAGGCACTTCGTCAGCGTCAAATTTTGATGGTTAAAGATGCAGAAGAAAACTACCAGATGACGGCTAGCGAAAAGAATTTAATGGCGGTAACTAAAGCAAAAAATGCACTTTACGCCACCGAAAACAAAATAAAGACACAGTTGTCAGTTACTGGTAAAGAAATAGCCGCAATAGAGGCTCGTATTGCAGCAGCAAAAGAGGCAGAAGCGCTTGCAACTAAACGATTAAACGCAGCAATAGCGCTAGAGCAGAAAGGTAAAGCAACCTTAAAGTCAGCAAATGAGGCAGTTGCCGCAGCGTCAGCAAAAGTAACGCTAGCCACACAGGCACAAAGTGTTGCCATGAATGGATTGAAAAGCGCAATGGCATTATTGGGTGGTCCTACTGGATTGTTTATGTTAGCCGCAGCAGGGGTGTATGCGCTTTATCAATCAATGAGCAACAATTCATCTATTGATGATTATAAGTCAAAAATTGACGAAGCTATCAATAAACTAGATGAGCTTAACGCTAAACAAGCTGCTGCTGCCGCATCAAAAGCAAGGTCAGTTATTAATGAAAACACGAAAGAAATTGACTCTTTAGAAAAGAAAATAACATATATACGTTCAATAATTCAAAGTATCAAGGATGGTAGCGGTAGAGTTTGGGAGGATGTGCAAGATGTAGATGAAGCAAAACAAAAACTTAGCGAGTTAGAGGGTAAGTTAGTAGATCTAACACAAGAAAACAAGCACTATTCCCGAACACTGGAATTATTAAACAAGACAGAAAAAGAAAGGACAGGTAAAACCGACGAACAAATAGAAGCTAATGCTTTATATCTAAAATCCGTTGGCGGAGTTCGTGAAGCTAACGAATTATTGTTGAGAACATTAGAGCTAGGCTCTCCGGTTATTGCTGATATAGAAACCCAGATAGACAATCTTGCTAAATCACTTGAGGATGCAAAAGTACCTCCAGAGGAAGCAGAAATTGCTATTTCGAACCTCAGAACAGCATTAGAAGCGAAGTTATCAAATAACTTTGAAGTGATGCTACAAGACCTTGAAAATAATGTTACTGCATTAAAAATAGAGATGAAGGATGGCAAAGATGCGGCGATAGAGTATCGTGCAAGCGTCATGGCCGCCAAAATGGGCATGACTGATGAGGGACAGGTAAAGCGTTATATACAATTAATTAAAGAAGAAACCGAGGCTAGGGAAAAGTTAACAAATCAAAACAAGAAATCAAAATCAGGAAATAACGAAGCTAAACGCATTGACGATGCCATTAAAAAACAACAACAACAGACTGAGGCGTTAAGAAAAGAATTTGAATTATTGAGTTCTGGCGCAGCTAACGTAAATAGAGAGATGGCTATTTTTAACGCTGTTCAAAGCCTGGGTACTAACGCGATTAAGGAGCAAAAGGAGGCTATTGCTAAAGAAGCCGCCGAAGTTTTTGACCTCAAACAAAAAGTCGATGACTTTATTAAGTCACAAGAAATCACACCGGAGTTAAAACTTGCAAGAGCATTTAGACAAGAATCTGAAGAGCTTAAACGCATGTTTGATAATGATTTCATTGATGAAGAAACGTTTAAGGCCTTAGGCAATAAAGCAATGAAGGCATTTGATGCTGGAATGGCTGAAATAAAAATAAACGCGGTTATTGACCCAATAACTGAAGCTAAAGGGCAATATGATCCTGTTCAGCAACTCAAAAACGAACACGAGCGTAAACTTGCACTTATTCGTGAGTTTGAAACAGAAAAAGGGGCTATCACTCAGCGTGGCTTAGAGTTAATGAATGCCGCTAATACTCAATATGAGCAAGACCGGTTAAATGCTCAATGGGAGATATGGCGCAATCAGAGCCAAGCCAATCAATTCTTAGCTGATGGGTTGGACGCATTAGGACAACGCTCTACTAACGTACTCACAGGGCTATTAACTCAAACACAATCCATTAACGATGCTTTCCGTAATGTCGCCTTAACTATCGTAGACCAAGCCGTTGGAGCTCTGGTCCAAATGGGCATGCAACAGGTTAAGAATATGGTTACTGAAAGTGCCATGCGTAAGGCTTCCAATGCTCAAGCTATAGCGGAGGCTACAACTACTGGCGCAGCAATTACAAATGCTATGGCTCCGGCGGCAGCGACAACCAGTATTGCCACTATGGGTTCTGCCGCTACATGGGGTATGGCAGCAATGGCAATAGCTATTCCAGCTATGATTGCGCTTGCTGGTGCTCGTAAAAATGGTGGACCCGTAAATGCTGGCTCTATGTATAGAGTGGGTGAAGGTGGGAAGCCTGAGATATTCAAAGCATCTAACGGTAGTCAGTACATGATACCGGGTGATAATGGTCGAGTTATTAGTAACCGACAAATAGGTAAAGGTGGTAATGGTGTCAGCATGGGTGATATGAACTTTACATTCCAAGTTCAAGCACCTAATGGCATCACTCAAAAGGAAGCGCAACAAATACAGCAAATGGTGAGAGGTACGGTTTATGACGTACTTGGTAACGAAATGCGTAGCGGTGGTGCTTTGGAAAAAGTAAGAAGTTGGTAATTAAGAGAGGTAGTTATGAAGATATTCACAGCTAACATTCATCCCAATGGTTTTTTTATCAATGCAGATTGGAATGGTACTTATTTTTGGATTTATTTAAGTAGAGCGCTGGGGTGGGGTAAATTCACTTTAATTAGGTGCTCTACTAGATACAACCCTACTGGAGGAATTTTTGAATTATCTGAATTGCAACAGGAAGATTCATTACCCCCTTCACCAATAATTCATTCATCAAATGTGTTATGGCGTTTGCAGGAAGCTCATGAAGTTTTGATTTCAAGTTAGCTTTCATGTCTGGTGATTCATTAGATGTTAAAATAATATCCTCTAATGCTTTAATTGAATCACTATGTATGCGAATTGTTTGTACTTTCAGTATCGCGCTTAACCCTCCGTCATCTAATAAAAAATCAATACCTTTTTCAGTAATGAAGCAGGTATAGCTATTAAAAATATATTCGATCCCATCAAGTGTTGAACTTTGAATGAATGGTTTTTCAATCAACCCATGCATCTCAAGGTATAACATATTTGCTATAAGATGATCTTTATTACTGAATTTTTTACTAAGTTCTTCATATTCATCATCTTCTAAGGGATTTGGGAAAGAATCATATAAGGCAGTTAAAATATCTAACTGTAGAGCACGGTCATATTTATATCCACATAGTACCTCACACCGAAGTAATCAGCCATTCCTTCGGCAAGTTTCTCTGGGCTGAATATATAAAATAACCTAATGGATATTTATTAATATCCTGATATTTGATCAGGCGGCTTTGTGTCGCCTTTTTTATTGGAGTAACCAATGGAAGAGTTTAAATGGCGACCTGAAACAGCTTATCAGGTGGGTAATGAGCCTAAAGTGAAAGTAGCTAAGTTTGGTAACGGTTACGAACAAAGAGTCAAAGACGGGATCAACAACCAACTAAAGACTTATCAACTCTCATTTGTTAAGCGTACTGATATTGGGAAACAGATTGATGAGTTCCTTAAGGCTCGAGGTGCAGTTGAATCATTCTTATGGCTAACCAGTGATGATAACTCTAAACGTAAATTTGTTTGCCGTGGCTGGCAGGTAACGCCAAGGGCGACGGTATGGCAGATAGATTGCACATTTGAGGAGGTTGTTGCATGAGGGATATACCTCAAGAGATGCGCATAAATGTTGCAGATTTACAGCAAAATGCAATGTTAGATTTGTATGAGGTCGATTTAAGTCGTTTTGGTGGTGATGTTTACCGGTTTCATGACGGCATGAATGGCTTATTAAAACCTATTGTCTGGCAGGGTTTACGATATGAACCTTATCCTGTTCAGGTTACAGGGTTTAGTGTAACGACTCAGGGGGCATCAGACAGACCAAAAATGACGTTTGCTAACTTTGACGGAATGTTAACTGCGATTAACAACGACTATGATGATGCGCTAGGCGCTATCGTTACTCGTAGGCAGGTTTTAGAGCAATATCTTGATGCTGTTAATTTTCCCAACGGAAACCCACAAGCAGATCCAACCAGAGAAGCCGTTCAAAAATACGTTGTCGAACAGCGAGAAAGTTCAGACTCTGATTTTGTGACGTATATATTAGCACTTCCAACAGAAACAGATAACGCCCTGATACCTAGACGGGTTATTCAGGCTGATATCTGCTCGTGGCGATACCGAGGATTTGATTGTGGTTATGATGGACCACCTGTTGCAGATGAAAAAGACCAACCAACAACCGATCCCTTAAAAGACAAATGCTCTCATAAATACAGCGGGTGCAAATTAAGACACAAAGGAAAGATGCCATTCGGCGGGTTTTTAGGTTCAAATAAATTAGGTTAATCCATGATTGAGAAAGACATTATCGCTCACGCGAAAGCGGAAGGAGTGAGGGAGTCTTGCGGCTTAATTTCGGGTGATAGGTATTTCCCTTGCAGAAACATACATCCCGATCCGCAAAACTATTTTGAAATTAACCCAGACGATTGGATGACGGCAGAGTGTTACTCAGACGTCAAAGCTATTGTTCATAGTCACCCTGACGGAAAGCCTTTCCTGAGTTCTGGTGATAGAACAATACAAAGGAAAACAAATCTGCCTTGGTGGTTGGTATGTGATGGAGTGATCCATAAGTTCAGGCCAATAGCGCCACTATTAGGTAGAGAGTTTAAACATGGTGAGCAGGATTGTTATTCCATTATACGTGATGCCTATCATCTGTCAGGCATTCAGCTAGATGATTTTATTCGTCCCGATGAATGGTGGTACACAGAACAAAATCTCTATCTTGATAACACGGACAAGCAGGGATTTTATCAAGTAGAAGAGGCTCAAGAAGGCGATATGATATTGATTTGCTTAGGAACATCAAAACCTTGTCACGCTGCGTTGTACTTAGGTAATCAAGAGATATTGCATCACAGGCCAGACAGATTGAGTAAGCGAGATACTTACGGTGGTTACTGGTTTAAATATACTCACAGCATTTGGAGGCATAAACAATGGTCAAATTACAGTTTGCAGGCTATTTACGCAGATTTGGACGCAGGTTCGAGCTTGAGGTAAGTAATGCAGGTGAGGCCTTACGCTGTCTTTGCTATCAAATTGATGGGTTGAAAAAAGAGATTAACCAAGGTCAGTTTCGCGTTCGTATCGCAGGTAATGATATGACCGAGGATAGTATTTCCACGGGATTAAGTACGCCATTAAATGAAGGTGATGTTATTACGATCGTCCCCATAGTTGGTGGTGCTAAATCTGGCGGGTGGCTAGGCATTATTGGTGGAGCTGCTTTAATTGGCGCATCGTTTTTAATACCGGGCGGATTTTTGGCAACGATGACATCGACCGCATTATTTGCCGCTGGTGTAGGTGTGGCCGCCGCGGGATTGGCAACCATGTTAACTAAAACACCGCCAGCGCCAAGCATAGAGGGGCGAAACTCAGAAAGTAACCAGTATTTCAGTTCGTTAGCAAATAGAGTGGGGCAAGGTTATCCGGTTCCTATCTGTTATGGCGAGATGGTTGTGGGTTCAAATGTAATATCACAAGGTTTGGAGACTGTTTAATGGGCAAAGGTGGCGGTGGAGGAATCACTCCAAGGTTGCTCGATGACAACTTAAAAAACAAACAATTTCTTAATGTCATCGATTTAGTTTCAGAAGGGCCAATAGAAGGGCCTGTGGGTGGTATGTCAGGTTTTCTATTGAATGGAACTCCTGTTGTAGATGCAGATGGCAATCCAAATATTCATGGTGTTGAAGTTCAGTGGCGAGCAGGAACGCAAACGCAAGAACCATTAGAGGACTTTCCTTTTGTAGAAAAAGAAATTCCTGTCAATGTAGAGGTAAAAAAAAGCACACCAATCTTACGCACTATTTCAGATCAGGAAACTGACCGCGTTAGATTCACTTTGGGGGTTTCTGCTCTTGTTAGTCAAGATGACAAGGGAAATCAGCACGATGCTACGGTAGAAATGCTTATTGAAGTTAATGATGGTTCTGGTTGGACACATGCAGAAACAGCAAAAATAACCGGAAAAATCAGTGGCCAATATTTAGAATCATATATCATTGATGCGCCTAAAAAGAAACCTTTCCAAATTAGAGTTTCACGATTAACAGATGATAGTAAAAGTGATCTACTGAAAAACGGAACGGTATGGGCAAGCTACACAGAAATAACTGACGCTAAATTCTCTTACCCTAATTCTGCCGTCGTCGGGATGAAAATCGATAAATCCCAATACGGTGATACACCCAATCGCACCTATCATATTAAAGGGATGATTATCCAAGTTCCTGATAACTATGATCCGGAGTCTCGTACTTACACTGGCATCTGGACTGGTCGCTTCAAGCCCGCATGGACTAATAACCCTGCATGGGTTTTTTACGATTTAGTCACTAATGAACGATACGGTATAGGAGAGATGATCGGCTCGTTTGGCGTTGATAAATTCGCGCTATATGCCATTGCTCGTTACTGTGATGAATTGGTTGATGATGGGTTTGGCAACAAAGAGCCTCGCTTTACTTTTAATGCCTACATTACCTCTCAACGAAAAGCCAAAGAAGTGCTTGATGACTTAGCGTCCGTATTTCGCGGTATGCCTTTATGGGACGGACAGCAATTAACGTGCTTTCAAGATAGACCATCAGATCCAGTATGGACGTACACAAACTCAAATGTTATTGATGGAAAATTTAAATATACATCAACAGCGAAATCAGCTCGTCATAATGCTATCGAGGTGTCATGGATAAACCCGAGTAATGGATGGAGTGAAGAAAGAGAATTTATCCAAGATGATGATCTCATTCAGCGATTCGGCGGTGTAAATGTTAAGAAAGTTACTGCTTTTGGTTGCACTAGTCGCGGACAGGCTCACAGAGTGGGTAAGTGGATATTACAGACAGAAAAGCTGGAGAAAGATAGCGTTACATTCTCAACAGGAAGAGAGGGGATTAACTGCATCTCTGGCGATATTATTGAGGTAGCAGACGATAGCTTTGCAGGAGTGAAGGTAGGTGGTCGGGTTCTATCAGTTAATGGTAGCGCTATTACTATTGATGCGCCTATAGATTGGAAATATGACGATAAAGGTACTTTCTCATTTTTAGGGACATCAGGCAGGTTCGAGAAAATAGAAATTCAATCTATCGATGGTGATATTGTCACTTTGCGTGAGGTTCCTCGTGGACTGAAACAATATGGTGTATTTTCTATTACCAAAAGCATGCTAATAACAAGATTGTTTCGAGTTATTACCATTTCAGAAAATAATGATGGAAATTACTTATACAACTGTATTCAGCATGAACCTCAAAAGGAAAGCATTGTTGATAATGGAGTTGATTTTACTGGGAACCCGCCAACGCAGAATGTTATTCGTATTCCTAATATAGAGCGTCTTTCTATTGCTTACGTTGATGATAGCCCTCAAGTTCAAGCTAGGGCTATGTGGGTAACAACAGCCATTAATAGAAATATTTCATTTAATGTCACTCTTTATAAAAACAGCAAGGTTGTATCTACTGGTAATACCACAGATTTAGAGTACTACTTTAATGGGCTTGAAGCCGGTGACTATCTTGTTGGGGTGAGAGGTCAAGACGCTAATGGAATGCTTGGTAATGAATCAAAAGTCCAGATGGTTATTGGTACGCCAAGTGCACCTAGCTCAATAATTGTTGAGTCTGGTTTTTTTGAAATAAAATTAATCCCTCATATCGCTGCGCCACACACTCTAAATACCGAGTTTGAGTTCTGGTTTTCTGGTGAAATAAAAATAAATAATATCAATGAGATAGAGTCAAAAGCTGATTTCTTAAGTCGCGCTAAGTTCTGGACAAAAGGGCAATTAAAGCCGGGGCGTGATTACTGGTTTTATGTAAGAAGCGTAAATGAATATGGGAAGTCTCATTTTGTAGAAGCTAAAGGACAAGTTGACGGTAACATAGACGCTATTCTTGAAGAATTAGCGGGGCAAATCAGCCGAGACCAACTCGCACAAGACTTATTGGGTGAAATTAACAGTAAAGCTAACCAAATCGATATTACTGAATTACATGAGTTGATGAGGATAAATCATGACAAGATTTTATCTGAGTTGATGAGGCATGGAGCAACGATTGAAGAAAGTGAAAAAAAATGGGAGGAGGCAGGAAAATTACTGGCTGAGCGGATAAATCAAGTTTCAACGGCAACAGAAGCACAGGCAGCCGCAATTAAACAAGAGCAACAAGCACGTATTGAGACTGATAAAACCGAAGCACAACAACGCCAATTCTTAGCCACTCAACTTCGTGGTGATTATACCGGTAATGATTTATCGAAAGTCACCGCAGGACTCATTTCCGCAGAGAAACAAGCACGTGTTACAGGCGACCAAGCAGAAGCGAAAGCCCGACAATCACTGGAAACACGGATGAATGGGAATGTTTCCGCGATTAATAAATCATTAGAAACCCTCACCTCGAAACAGCAAGCACAAACGCAAGAGATTTTAACGCTCAATTCAAATCTTAAGGGGAAAGCTGATAGCAGTGTGGTGAATGCGTTAAATACGCGAGTAACTAATCTCGATGGCAAAGTGACGTCCGCAACCTCTCAGGTACAAACGTTATCCAGCAAATTAGATACAGTGAAAGCCGATTTAACGGAGTCTGTGGTGGTGGATTTAGATTTATCTAAACTCAATGAAAACACCTATTATCCGATTATTTTGCCATTAGTAACTTCTCGACGTTATGCCTTTAAGGTTTTTAGGACCTTAGGGCAATATAGAGACAATAAACCGAGCTATGCGACTCACAATACCAAAGGTTTTGCCATGATTGTGGAATGGCAAGTGAGTGGTTCCGGATGGGGAACCCAGTCTGAAAACCGCATCATTGATAATTTTGATTGGCGATGGACAAATCAATCCCCTGTGATGGGGCCAGCTCAATTAACGAATGGTTCTGTGGAATATATCTATTTGCGAGGAGGGGCTAAATATCAGCTCACTAAGCATAAAAGTGTTAACCATCAAATTATCACCCGCACTTATACCAATAACAAACAATCGGTGGCACCGAAAGGATTTGTGGCGAATGAAGTACCTAAGTCCAGCGAACAGAAAGCCAATGCAACGGCGAATGCGGTAAACCAACTTGAAACTAAGGTGACTGAGGTCTCAGGTAAAGTGACCTCTACCGCCCAGCAAGTCACTCGCCTTGAAAGCCAAGTGGGTACAAGTTCAGCCAAAATTGAACAAACGTCGAAAGTGGTCACCGACATAAATGGCAAAATTTCCGCATCATGGACAATGAAAGTTCAGCAAGATAGCAAAGGGAATAAAGTCATTACGGGCATTGGCTTAGGGTTTAATGCACAAGGAAATAGCCAATTTCTGGTCAATGCCCAAAACTTTGCGGTGATATCGTCATTAAACGGCAAAGTGGTGACACCGTTTATCGTGAAGAATGGACAGGTAGTTGTTAATGAAGCTTTTATTGGTGATGCAACTATTACCAGTGCAAAAATAGCTAATGTATTGCAATCAACCAATTTCAGCCATGCAAACAAGGTGGGCTATCAACTTAATATGCGCACTGGTGAAGAAATTAAATATGGGAATAACGCTCAGGGGTACTGGATTGAAACAAACATATTAAAACGTTTGTTTGATAAAAAAGGCACAATGCGTATCAGAATGGGGATATGGTAATGGGCATGGGTTTAGAAATATATGATGAGAAAGGGCGACTCATTATTGGAGAAGACACTATTATACCGCGCCACTTGGGGCAATTTGACCTTCCTTTGTCCCAATATGGATCTCTTACTATTCCTGAGATTTCCTTAGGAGGTGAGGTTGTTTGCCATTTCTGGCTACGGTATCGCTCTCGATGGAGTGGTGAATTTCATGTAGATAAGCCTAATGAGAGAACAGAGTACTCCATATCTGGGAACACGTTAAATTACCGCGTTGATTACAATATCTATCGCTGGGAGAACAATGGCTCTGGTGGTGGGCAGACACAAGCGAATGACTCATTCTCAAGTCATGTTGTCGTATGGGTGGTGTGAAATGGTTGGTGTAGAAATTTACACAAATAATAGGCTGATACAATTAACCGATAAACTCGAAACAATATGTGTTTTGAGAAAAGCAACTCCTGATGAACTAACGTCATCATCAGGCCCTCATGATAGCTATCCGAGAATCTATGCGTTAAATAGCCAATGGATGGTTGCTCCGATTTCCAAGGTAAGCATACCTCAACACGGAGTTGGTCTTGAAGTTTATGATGAGCAAGGGAAAATGAAATTTTCATCTCTTGCTAAGTTGGTCTGCTTTGAGAAATATTATGATGTCAATACGGGGAGCGCTGGCAAAGGCTCATTAAGAATCGCAGGCAAAAGTGGTCATCGGTATGGCATGATTAAGACTCGCTCTATGGGGTATTTTCATAATACAAACATACGAAGCTACATAGACCCTGACACGTGGGATGAAGTTTGGACATTCAAAAGATATAGCGAGCGTTATGTCTTGATTGATGATGTGGGAGGGTTAACATTTGAGTATCGATACGAGTTCTTAGGAGAAGAGGATGGCTGGATAAGTATGCCTCCGAGTCGAGAAGGTTCTGGATTAATGGAACAAGGGCTTATGATAGACGTTTCAATGTTAGAAGATTAAATACCGCACTAATGTGGTTTTTTTGTATCTAAATTTTAGGAAATAAATCATGATATACACAACAGGCACTGTTAGCACAGTGTCAGGGTCTGCTATTGTCTCTGGCACAGGTACCATTATTTTAATTAAAAATGGTAATGCTAATTTTATTTATATGGTGGACAGGGTTAATAGCGATACAGAATTAGTCATTTCACAACCGGCTACATTTACCGTAAAAAACACTAGTTACAGCATTAATCTCACTGAGCCGAACTCATACAGCGACGCTAATAATCGTATGACCGCTATTGCATCAGATATTACGTAGTTCTTAAACGAGCAACGAGTTACGCTCGATGGTGTTAAAAAAGTGCTGGGGGATATTAGTAAAAAGTTAGATAAAAGTGGTGTGGACCTTTCAGGGATTTCGAAGTGCGATTACACGTAATACACAAATGGCTTATTGTGTGTTTCGACAAAAATCCACCTTAAAGGCGGGCGCTATTGGTCTTTGCCGACAATATTATCGCATTTAGATAAGTGTGTTGTGTTTTATCATACCACCAACTCTCAAGCGGAAGTGAGCTATTTAGCGCATAAAAAGCAATTATACAGTTCAGCCCAAACAGACATTTATGTGTGTGTATTCGTTTCAGGAATGGTTTTGACCCCGAAGAGACGTTGGGGGTTATCACTGTACAGTGAAGATGGAGCACGGGTCTTTAATACGGACTATTTGCCTTTTACCCGAGGAAAATCAATGGCATTGTTATTACGGGAGGGGAGTGTAGAGACTCCATATAGTTTGCCTTTAGTCTGTGCAACCAGTCAGTTTGTGAATGCGTCTTATCAGGATGATCCTATTGATTGGGCCAAGCGCAATACGGGGATACGTTTTCGGGGAAAACAGATTTTTGTGAGCGAACAAATACGTGATGCTCATCGGCAACATCATGTAGAGCAACGTATTCCCTTTTATGTCCTTAATGGTTCACATTATTTTTAATAAAATGAATACCTGTCTATATTTATGTGGGATACATGTCGCTTTTCTTTATTGGCATAATGCTTTCTGCTGATAATGATTGTTTTGCTTTAATCATTTCTTTTTCATTTGAAAATTTATAATTAGGCAATAGTTCTTTAGGTTTGACACCTAAAATAAACGCGATAGAGAATAAATGTTCTACTGTTATTTTGGTATGTCCATTCTCTATACGTGAATAGTGCTGTTGACTTATTTCCAATGAATGGGCTATTTCCCTCCCTGTCATCCCTAATTCTTTTCTTTTTTGCATTATTCTATAAGCAATAATGGAATTAATTGTACTCATGAACTTCATTCTCCAACAATAAACAGATTTTTAAGTTTAACAGAGTAAAAAGCATTTGTTATAAAAGCATTTTACTCTACTTATAAAACTCAATTAATTTTTATTGATATGAAAAAGTAATCGTTGCTACTGCTTTTACACTTCCTGGCGTAATAGTATTTTCTGTTTTTATATAATTAGCTTTTAATTTTATACGTGGATTTATCTCTCCTCTATAATTTGAAAAATGCCATTGATTTTGATTTCCTTTGTTAGGAGTGTCTGAACCATAACTAATCGCAGTTACTTCATTATTTTTATATAATCTTAGCCCAACGCCTTTTGCCGTAGAATCCGTTGCTAATGTTAATATATCAGAACGATTCCCATGTTGGGTCGCATCATTTAATGTAGCATAAACATCAATACCGTCTTGGCATTGAAGTTGTATATTAACTTCCCCTCCTTGCACTTCTTTATACAAAGACGTGAACTGGGATTGATAGACAGTATTTAATGGAACAACATAATTCTTTTGATTCATCGAGCATGTTTGGCTTTGCACTTGGATGCGCCCTCCATTTAACATAACAGGAGCTGTTAATCTTTTATTATTCAAACTTGCCCGATTAGATTCCAATAAAATATGGCCCAGTTGTTTGGTTGGTATCGTTACATATCCATTAGGTAATCGTCCTGTTGCGACAAAAGCAACATATAAACGAGCACCAAAACTTCCAGTTGCACCATTATAAGCATTTGGATTTGTATTGGCGGCAACAGGATCAATATATATACTTGAGCTGTTTATGGGAACCAATGGCGTTGCAGGCCAATAGCCCGCCATACCAATAATAATACCTAGCCCTGGAACTCCAGTATCAAATATATCGAAATCGGAAGATTGAGTGTTATTTCCTTGGCGAAAGTTATATGTGATTTTGCCTATTTTAGGTAATGTAGGAGTAAATTTTCCACGCATTAATGCTATTAAACTACCGCCGTTAAATATATATTGATTACTTGTTCCGGTGAGTTCCCCTATCACTCGTGGGTAAGTATGGGCATCAGCAGGACCAATAACAACAACAGGGAGGGTAGATGTGTTGATTGTTATTGGAGACGGTACGTAGTCATCTGCACCAGCAACAGCTAGACTAGGGAATAGAGTTAAAAGAAATAATATGACAAAGATTCTTTTCATGGTTTGTTCCTAATTAGAGTGCGGTATACACTGAACAGGAATGGTTTGAGGTCGCATGTCAGTTTCATTGCGTGTCGCATGATATGTAAATGAGCATTTATCGTCATGATTTGATCCCCATATCACATCAAGTTGACCTTGTTTAGGAAGACCGCGGGTAAATAAGCGTCCAGCTTGAGCCACATATCCGACTAACTGCTTATGCTCATCCAAAACCTCGGAAGCCATTGGAGGAGTACTACCATCTGGCATTCGAATATCAAATAGTAGGCTTCTCCCTGTTTGAGTATTAAATGTCACTAACGTGGCACTATTAGCGCGAGGAATGATTTCTTGTTCTGTTGCTGATAACTCAACATTCAAATCCAAATTAGTGGGGTCGATGCTAATTTGATTTTTTTCATAAGGCGTGACATAAGGCACAATACCATTTCCCCAAAAATCTAATCGGCTACCTGGTGCATTATTAATGACCGCACCTTGTGCTCCTTTTGCATGGATAATGGTAAAAGTATCACTTAAATCATTACTTAACGTCACTCCATAAGGATGTACGACAACGGCCCCCGACGCACCCAATGACATTTGACGATTATGTTGAGTATCTTGCCCGACGGTTGCGGTTACATTTACATAAGGTGAACGATAGCCTCCATTCATCGCATAGCCGGAAGGTCCACTTTCCTGACTATTACCTGAAATACCATAAGAGAATTGATTATCTTCCCCAGCGATACCGCTGATGGATGTTTGAATGCTGTTTTTCTCGCCTTTATTATAATTTAAGACAGTAGAAAAAATGGGGCTTTGAACACGCTCTCCCAAAGGAAGCGTAAAGTTCACATAAAATCTGTCATCTCGGCGTTGTTGCTCATTATCTCGTGATTGAGAAAAGCCAATCTGATAACCAAGTTTTTTCCAAAAATGGCTATATCCCATCTGATACTCATTACGACTTCCTTTATGCTCCCAGTAATTATAAGTGGTACCAGTTAAAAATATATTTCCCCATTTTTCACCTAATTCTTGATTAATTGAAACTTGGAATTGATTTTTAGGGCGATAAAATGCGGCACTTTTTATGGAAACATCATCAATAAATTCACTGTGATTAGCCAATAGCGCATCTTTCAAATGGTAAAAATCTTTAGATGAATAACGATAGGCTGCTAACGTGATATTTGTACTCGTGGTCGGAATATTGACGCTATAGCTAGTATGTAAACTGTAGCCTTTACGCGTTACGTTAGAGTGATTAAATGTTGTTCTGGACAATGTAATGTCAGATGCAATTGCCCCAATCGGCGTGTTAAAAGCAACACCAGCCAATCCTGCGGTATATTTTGAGCTTGTGGTCAGTCCACTATTTAAAGTGATATCATTTGTCAAACCATATTGATATGTGCCTTGTGCAATTAAATCATGATATGTCTCATTTGCATAACGATAGCGTCCCACTGACATTTGCCAACGGCTAAATCCGGGACGAATAAGTTGGGCAACAGAAGCAAAAGGAACCGTAAATGTTCTTGTTTGTCCATTAGATTCGGTTATTTGCACAAGAAGGTCGCCAGCATATCCACTGGGATACAAATCATTAATGACAAAGGGGCCAGCAGGCACAGTTGTTTCATAAAGGATGTGAGCATTTTGATAAATCGTAACTTTAGCATTGCTATTAGCAATGCCTCGCACGATCGGAGCGTAGCCACGTAAAGAGTTGGGTAACATTCGTTCATCCGATGCTAATCGAATTCCCCGTAAGCTAAGGCTATCCATTAACTCGCCATTCGTATAAAAATCACCTAATGTGAATTGTGCCCGTAACCGAGCAATATCATGTGTCACATTTGTTTCGATATTCTGATATCCGGTAGAATGACCATTATTCCAGCTTTCACCACCACGGTGACGAAAAGCCCATCCCCATAAATTGAGTCCCGCTTTTAACCCAAGGTAAGTCTGCTCATTATTTATATCCGGAGTATTGTATTGATAATAGTTAACATCATAGTTGACAAATGCGGCAGGGACTCCACTTTGCCACTGTGCAGGGGCAATATATCCTCGAGGTCGAGTATTCACTTGTGCCTGAGGAATTTCTATATTCAGCTTTAAAGTGGATAAATCAAAATGAAATTTTGCTGAGGGGAGTCCTTCTGAGGCGGGATAACAAGTGGCTTTATAACTGTTTTCAGGAACAGTGCCTTTGACGACATCAATTAATGAAAGTAATTCCGGCGTTAGACATAACGTCGACGTATTCGCATTGTCAGTATATAAATACTGTACATTAGCTTTTCCTTTCCATTCATTATTGAGATAGATATCAGCGTAATACTTGCCCTCAGGAATAGGGTTGCCATAATTAAAGCGACGTATATCAATCGCATTCTTTCCTTGCACTGAATGCAAAAAGCTAGGATCAAATTCAGCTTCTTCAGCAGCGAATGAAGAAATTGTTATCACCCCAATCCCCAAAGCAACACAAAACGGAAGAGAATAACGATAAGAAATGAGGTGTAACCGATTATTAAAATTCATTATATTACCTTATTCCAAAGTAGATTCACCTTGTTGGTATCCACCATAATCATTAACAACAACCCAAGTGACTTTATTTGTTAATGTTGGCTTCTCTTTAAGTGAAAATATTTTTGAAGAAAAAGGAGCTATCATCCCACTTTGTTCAACAGGCGTTAGCTGTTTATCCTGACCCACTGAGATTTTGTTGTAAGTGATGTAATAAGGTGTTGGGTTAATCGCTTTAATGCGTAGTGCTCCTTCCTGATGCCAAGTCACTTTTTGGTAAGCATCATCAGGCGTTACGTTGAGATTATCAGGGCGAAAGAAAAACTTAATGCGACTACGAACGGCTAATTGTAAGTAATTGTTATTTCCCTCTGAGTTTTCCGAATTTTCTTCCACTTTAGGTTTTGCTGGAATGTCTAAGACATTTAGATAGAAAAGAGACTCTCTATCTTGTGGTAATGATTCACCGGTATAGACAATCCGGATGGTTTGCCCTGATTTCGGCTCCATACGAAATATGGGAGGAGTAATGATAAAAGGAACGTGAATTGAATCTGGTGCTGCAGCTGCGTTTCCGGTATCTAACCAAGACTGAATTAATGCGGGGGATTCATCGTTATTATTTAATTGAACATTAATGCTTTTTTGCGTTGCGGGATAAACAACGCGGGTCCCCATAATAACCACACTGGCTTGAGCCACTGTGGATACAAACAGAGTCAAGAAAATAAGAATGAACTTTAACATAATACCTCTAGAAGGAAATGGGGCAGTTTTTTCTGCCCCGTAAAATAAAAGCAATCCAATAAACCTTACTCATAGGCAATGGTGTAATGAACGGTTGCTTTTACATCCCCAGCGGTAGATTGTCCGGTTGCATAATATTGAGCAAAATATGGGAGGTTTACATTAGCATTGTCGATTTGTACTGGATGGACATCTTGTGTTGCAGAATCAGTACCTAACTGGATTGTTGTTGCTGCATCTGAGTTAAGTAATTGAACTTGAACATTATCAGCTTTAGTTTGTGCAGTATTTTTTAAGTTGTGTGTGGTTACATCAATGTCACTTGAAGGTTCAAAATATGTTTTGACACTTTGTGCACCATCCATACCAACAGCGCAACCAGTTAAATGAATAGTAAATGGAGTAAGACCTGCAGTAGCCGCATTTTCATTTAATGTAGTGGTGGATACTGTAGGTAATGTTACCGCTAAATTCTTATCATTTGTATTGACAGAGCAGGTTTGCGCAACAACTTTACCTGTAAATGTAATTGTTCCGTCATACGCCATAGATGAGCCAGCAAATGCAGCAGAAAGAATAGTAGCTAGTGCTATAACTTTTCTTTTCATATATTTATGATTCCTATTTTAAATTAAAGTTAAGTTATTTTTTGTTTTTCAAAAAAATGAAAAGTATTATTGAATAATAAAATATATATAATCCTATTAAATAGAGTTTATAGTGAGGTTTATATTTGTAGATTATATAAATAATAAAGATATTAAGTTTTTTAATGGTGATGTAGCAAATATAAAAATAAATAATTGAAATTATTATTTCAAATATCACTTAAGTAAAGATGGTTTTTTCGATCGATGGCGTTGATTTTGATAGTTACGACCTATTAATGGTTGGTGAAATGATCGTTAAAATCGATCTTGTTATTGTTGTTCAATGTGTTATATCAATGATTGATGATATATATATGAGAAGGTTATTAGTCAAAACTTGAGTTTTAATATAAATCAAATTGCTTAGCTCTTTCAGATATGGTGCAGAATTCCCATGTAGCAACTTCTTATTTTTTTCACTATAAAACACTAACCCTTTATTAAAATACATTCATAAATGTGCTGGTTGTTGTCGTTCAACTTTGGACGCAACAATTGGCATGTTGAGCCGTTCTTTATATGCGACACCTGAAGTAGCCAAATCGACATTGATTTTGTCTTTTTCTTCTTGAGATAAGTTTGCGAGGTTCATAACGGATCCGGTTAGTTTTTGGAGAGTATAGCAGGGTGGGAGAATTTAACAGAAAACACACTCACTAAAACTTGTAATATATTGATTTATTTGTCTGGTATTGTCATGTTTTGTCGTGTTTTTTCTTATTAATTATATCATGGTTAAATTGTAAATAATTGATTTTAAAACAATAGCTTGATTTAAGTCTGCTTATTGGATTATAGTAGGTCAATATGCGTTTTGCTTTGAGGAAAAAATGACCATGAATGAGGCAGATGCCCGCCCAACGAACTTTATTCGTCAAATTATTGACGAAGATCTGGCTACCGGGAAACATAATAGTGTCCATACCCGTTTCCCTCCTGAACCTAATGGCTATCTTCATATTGGCCATGCAAAATCAATTTGCTTAAATTTTGGTATTGCACAAGATTATCAAGGTAAATGTAATTTACGTTTTGATGATACGAATCCAGTAAAAGAAGATGTTGAATATATCAACTCGATTCAAAAAGACGTTCAGTGGTTAGGTTTCCAATGGGATGGTAACGTTCATTACTCCTCTGACTATTTTGATCAACTGTATCAATATGCGATTGAGCTGATTAACAAAGGCTTGGCTTATGTTGATGAGTTGAGTGCTGAAGAAATTCGTGAATATCGTGGCACACTCAAAGAGCCAGGAAAAAATAGCCCTTATCGCTCTCGTAGTGTAGAAGAAAACTTAGCGCTATTTGAAAAAATGCGTGCGGGTGGCTTTGAAGAGGGGAAAGCGTGCCTACGTGCGAAAATTGACATGGCATCACCATTTATTGTCATGCGTGATCCTGTTCTTTACCGGATCAAATTCGCTGAACACCATCAAACAGGTAACAAATGGTGCATTTATCCAATGTATGATTTTACCCATTGTATTTCTGATGCATTGGAAAATATCACACATTCTTTATGTACTTTGGAATTCCAAGATAACCGTCGTTTATATGATTGGGTGTTGGATAATATCACTATTCCTTGCCACCCTCGTCAATATGAGTTCTCACGTCTTAATCTTGAATATACCGTCATGTCTAAGCGCAAGCTAAATCAGCTTGTGACAGAAAATATTGTTGATGGTTGGGATGATCCGCGTATGCCGACAATTTCTGGCTTACGTCGTCGTGGTTATACGGCTGAGTCAATCCGCGAATTCTGTCAACGTATTGGTGTGACCAAACAAGATAACAACGTGGAAATGGCATCATTAGAAGCTTGTATTCGTGATGATTTAAACGAAAATGCACCTCGTGCGATGGCTGTTATCGATCCGGTACGTTTAGTGATTGAAAATATGCCAGAAGGTGAAGAGATTTTAACTGCGCCAAATCACCCAAATAAACCAGAAATGGGAACTCGTGAAGTACCATTTAGCCGTGAAATTTATATTGATCGTGCAGACTTTAAAGAAGAAGCCAATCGTCAATATAAACGTCTGGTATTAGGTAAAGAAGTCCGTCTGCGTAATGCTTATGTCATTAAAGCAGAACGAGTTGAAAAAGATGAACAAGGTGAAATAACCACCATTTATTGTACTTACGATCCACAGACGTTAAATAAAGATCCGGCTGATGGTCGTAAAGTAAAAGGGGTGATCCACTGGGTAAGCATTCCACATGCTATTCCAGCAGAAATTCGTCTTTATGATCGTTTATTTAGCGTACCTAATCCTGGTGCTGAAGAGGATTTCTTATCAACCATTAACCCTGAATCATTAGTGATCCGTCAAGGTTTTGTGGAAGCAAGCTTAAAAGATGCGGCTATTGAAAAAGCGTATCAATTTGAGCGTGAAGGTTACTTCTGTGCTGATAAGCTCTCGACAGCGGATAAACTGGTCTTTAACCGTACTGTTGGTTTACGTGATACTTGGGCGAAGATTTCGAAACAAGGTTAATACGCTCTGTTTTAGTGGCGTGTAATATCACTAAACTCACATCTTAATAAAATGCTCGATAATAATTTATCGAGCATTTTTTATTTATCAAATAAGTTTGTTTTTATTGACCAATAATTATTATTTTTTATTTTTTAATGTGAGTTTCTAT